ATGGTTTCTATACCACCATGCTTGTAATGGTCTGGATTTATTTTATCACTCATTTCTTTATCTCCTTAATGCTTGTTGTAAATCTTTTTACATCTCTTATATCAATACAATCTTCCGTACCTTTTAAAAACACATTACCGTCTGGCTCTATAGACTCATACAGCTTATGGTTTTTTGCGTGGCAATGATACTTATTGTTGACTGGTTTAATAACTATAGCAATAACTATCAAGCCAGTAATGAATAATACTAAAGCTATCATCCATATATTATCTTTAATCATCTTTTATCTCCTTAATAAATACATTTCCCCACAAGCCTCAATGAAGTATGACCTACATTATTGTAAATCATACCCACCTGTGGGGTCATGTAACCTTACTCCCTAGAAAGGGATATCCTCCGCATTAGACACTTCTTTCGCCTCTGGTATACCAGATGAGCTTTTCTGTGGAGCAGACCTTCCACCGTCCCTAAAGAACACCCTTGAATTACCTAGAATAACTCCTCTAGTACCCGCCTCTCTTTCTTCTGCTGAAACGGATTGGGTAATCATACCATTGTTATCGTACTGGTCTTTCTCGTCCAAATTAACAAAGGCGGTGATGTTTAAATAAGTACCTTTCGCACCTTTAATTAACTTTTCTTTATCAATCTTACTTACATCTATACTTGCTGAAATTCCTACTGTTGCCATGCGTTATTCTCCTTAATAAATTTAACTACATCTTCAACTTCAGTCACAAACACACTGATGTCTCTTTCTAAACGAGCTATTAACTCATCGTCTCTAACCACTCTTTTAATAAAGAGCTTATAATCATCTGGAAAGTCAGGGTGGTAGCAAGCAAAATCACACCACTTCCTTCCCGTGCAAGCCAACTGCCATTGCATCTGATGAATATACTTTTGAGGGATATTGCCTGATTGCAACATCTCTGTGTGCGTCATAGGTTGTGGGCATTTCACTTCAACTAAACCATCATCTCCCACCAAACCATCTGGGCTAGCGCCACTCATAGGTACTGTTGGGTGGTCTACAAAGCCCTCATCCTTAACATCTATATCTTTTAATAAACCTAATTTCTCTATATATAAGTTTCTTGCTTCATCCTCATACTCAACCCCATGTCTCATAGCGTCATTCATCTGTATCCTTACCGCTTGTCCCATTAGTCTCTCGGTTACTAGCTGTGTTCTATATCTGCGTTTGTAGGTAGATTCACCGTTCCCAACCTTCACTACGACATTATCTACATTACTGGCGGTTACTTTACCTACCCTTGCCGCGAACCATTCATCTGTTCTTTGTTCCATTACTTTCTCTCCCATGAGTGCTTAATTTCTTTTAATATTGGGGCTAACTTTAAGGCTTTCTGTCCGCTACAAGGCTTGAAATTTTTAGGAAGCTCAATAAGACCATGACTCTCCCACACCTTTAAGCAATACATAGATACCCCTAAATACTTGGAAACCTTATCCTTGCTCTTCCAAGGCTTTAATTTCATGTAAGCATTGGCTTTATTGATAAGCTCATCTCTTTGTTCATCACTAATATCGTTGTATGCAAATGTTATGTGTGTATACTTTGACTTCCTTCCAGAGTAAATGCTTTCAGAGCCGTTGCCATGATACATTATGATTTCTCCAAGGCTTTATTTCTTCTTTCTTGGCGAAGATGCTCTTTTTCATGCTCTTTTATAAGGTCTGTTGCTATTAAAATACCTTGATACACACCTATATTAAAAGACTTGTTTTTATCATGTGAATTTGCTAAAAAATCCTCATATATATTTACCCTAACATAATTAACAATTTCTCTAGTTGCTGAATCTTCTAAATTTTTTAATAAATCTTGAGTATTAATTTCCATCTTTTTCATCCTTTATCTTTTTAATAAATGGAGTACATAGCTTCCTATCAGCCCCGTCAAGGGTATTAAAATACTTCCGTGCCTCTTCTATGCCTTGCTCCTTAAAAACGTTCTCTATACGCTCTAGCACGTCTCCTTCAGGCAAGTCTTCACCTTGGAATATAAACAGACCAAGACCATGAAGAGCAATGGCTTTAGCTAAACATCTTTGCATAGCCGTATTAACTTCCATTGCATTAGGGTTCTTAATAGCTTGGTTTCTAAAGTTCAGCACGGGTAGTTGAGCAGTCATCTCTTTACCAAACGCTTTTACGGTACAAAAAACCATCATAGTTTCATTAAACATCATTGGCTCACCATAAGCCCACGTTGCTGTTTCATCATTTTGTACTAGAATGTCTACCGCCCAAGCCCAACTTAAATAATTAAACTGCCCTTTCTTCTGCACATGTTTAGATACATCTATCTTTCTTAACTCTTTAAACTTACTCATCTGGTTACTCCATATGAATTATTATATTTTTGTATTTCAGCGAACATATCAAACTCACCCCTACATGCTTTAGTTAAAGCTTGTATATAGGTGCGTTGTTCTGCCTTCTCTATTTCGGAATATAATGCGCGTAGTTGTTCTTGTTGTTCTATGTCTGCTTGATTGGTATCAAGTATGTATTGGTTGGTTTTCATGATATCTTCCTTCTTGTTAAAGGTTAATTTAAACTTACTTTTATTATAATGCTCTAGTAAGCTTTGCTTGTCAAGCTTTTATTTGAAATACTTTTTAGTATTAATTCTAGCCTCTATAATAGCGTTAGCTTTATCAAAGCCAACACTCTTAAAGACCTTACCTTCCTTGCTTGTAGCTTTAAAATCCACTGCACCAAAGGTATCTTTAATACCTTGTATAAAATCATTTACGCTCATGGTCGCTCCTTAAATTGTTGTGTATCCCTATTGAACCACAGTCCAAAAGTTCCTTCAAATGGATGATTTCTCTGCTTCTGTACCATTAGGTAACAGGTACATGGATTATCACCCTCTTCTAATTCTTTAAAATATATTTGCTTCTCAATATCCTTCCTTCTATGTAGGCATAAGATATTATCTGTCAGGTTTCTAATATGGCTACTGCCTAGAATATGGCTAGCGTCAGGAATAACCATATCATCAGATAGCTTTTTAGTATGAGCTACCAAGAAAATATGAATATTAAGGTCTCTAGCAATGGTGGTTATTTTATTAATGAACTTCTTTTGAGCACCATAATCATCTTCCGCAATACTATCTACCTTCATCAAACTGTCTATAACAAAGATATCAACGTCTAATACATATTTTCCGTAGTGTAGGCTAGCCACTAAATCATCCTCTGTGGTCGTACCTTGAGCATTGAATAACCATAACCTATCTTTATACTTACTGCAGAACTCTTCTATACCTACCTCTGTTGGGTCTTTTAATCCCGTCTGCTGAAGCATTTTAGCTATCTGCAACACAGGCTTCATCTCCATACTAGCCACTAGGACGTTGGTATGTTCCATCACACTCAATAGCACTTGAGATAGAAAGGTCGTTTTACCTGAACCAGAGCTACCCGTTAGAATAGTGACCTCACCTTTTCGTATTAAGAAGTTGCCTTCTTCATCCGTCTTTTGAAACCCTAGTGAATAGCCACTATTTTTTTCTTCCGCATAATATCGCTTAACATCTTCTAACAACGTGTCAGTAGATTTGACCTTGAAGTCTGTTTCTTCTTCATAATAGCCACCCTTCATCAACGTTTCTTTGGTGATAGTTAGCTGTTCAACGATATCCTTAATGACTGGCTCGCTCATAATACCCCTCTCATTTCTGTATTTTTACTTGGAATATCATTCCAACGTTCTTGGTTTAATATGGTTTCAGGTGCGGGATTAAACCCTTCACGCCATTCTTTCGTACCTTTCATTTTAGTTGTCCATTGCATAATGTCTTTAGCTATCTTATCTAAATCCTTGCTAAACCATTTTTGCTCACAACCTTTTTTATTATTTTTTCTGCCGTCAGGTAAAGCTATCCACCATTTATCAAAACTTTCAGATGTTTTTTTAATCACCTCTGCTTTAGCCTTTATGGTTATAGACGGTGTATATACCTCCTCTATACCCTCACTAGACAGTAAAAAACCTTTAGCACTTAAATTAGCGTACGTTTTCTTTAGGCTACTTTCTGATTGCCTCAACCTAAAAGAACAGGTTTCTAAATCAGGTAATTTTCCGTCAAATTGAGAAGCTAAATCCCACGCCTCTCTTAAGAACAATTTTTCTTCTGTACCTAATTTCATGTAAGCGGGGTCGTTTAAAATATCTGCCCCATACATTTTATACCACGTCATTTTTTGTTGGTGCTTGGTATTTTTTGGTTTGTAGTGCTGAAACTTATCCCAATTTTTTATCGTATACATAACTATCCTTTATTTTTAAGAGGCGTTGTTAATAGATTCCATAATTTCAAATTGTCTTAATCTTGGAATGTTACCAGTAATAAACCATTTACTAACGGCTTGCCTACTGATGTTTAATTTATCAGCAACTGCTGATTGGTTCTTAAAGTTTTTTCTTACAAAATCAATTGTTATATTTTCCATTAATGGTGTTCCTTTCTTGTGAATGAATCATGACAATAGCACATCAATTTTAATTGTCAAGCACTGTTCATATTATTTAATAAACTAACGGGTAAAGAAATTCATTATCCGTTATTAACGTTATATTATATTCTCTTATCTTATCTTATCTGCTCTAGTCGTTGTATATACACTGTATAGACAGGTTATAGACAGCCTATTAAATGGTATGATTTGGGGTATTTAAATAAAAGATTAAATAAATGTTGACACTTATTTATATTTCATGTTAATCTAGCTTCACATTAACTAGAAAAGGAAATTATCATGAAAAGTAAAAAGAAAAATAACGACAAATTAATACACGTAATAGATTTTAAAACACAAAAAATAAACATCATGGATAACGGAACTCTATGTGAATTTGTTAATGACAAATTAGCTAGTATAGATAAACGTTATTTGTTTCTACCAGATGCCGATTCAGCCCTGTATGTATTAGAGGGAGCTACATCATGAGAGGCACAAACGACTGGACACCATGTGATGAGATTGAAGGTAAAGCACCTAGTTACCTTCGACCATTACAAGATGACGAACCATGTTTTGATGATGTTAGGGATGATAAAGATGATGATAGGGGGAATAAATAATGAGTACCTTGAATAATGAAGATATAAGATGTAGTCTTTATGAAGATGCAATAGAAGAGTTAAGATGTGACCAACCTGAATTAATAGGTAATGCTCTAGTAATGGAAGTGTATCGATTAGTAGATGAACGTTTCTTTGAAGAAAAGAGGCTACTAAAAGTATACTCAAAGGAGAATCAATAATGAAACTAGGGACAATAACAGTACGGCTAGAATATGAATTCCCTGACAGCATGAGCAACGAGGACATAGAAAATAAATTGCAAAATGTTGAACTACCAGAGCAGTATGTTGAGGATTCGTATGAATACGTTGGCATATGGGATACATCAACAAACAAATGGGAGTACGAGGGATGATGACAGGAACACCAAGCAACGACAAGCAAGCAGAAGAAGAGGTATGGTATGGCATGACACGTTGGAACATTGACGACATCAAGTACCTAGCACCCGGGTGGACAGACGAGCAATGTCATGAGTTTATGGAGAGGCACGACCGACACTTGAAAGACCGCATGATAGAACTAGGTTGGGAAGTATTAGACGTTTATGTAGGTCAAGAGAAACAACTAATGGATACAATGACTTGGCTTAAAGAGCAAGATTCAACCATTGATGTAGACGCTGAAGACCTTATGGACGCAAACGGACTATACATAGAGGAGGACGAGTAATGGGTAAACTTATGGATTTATTTGACCAAAACATTTGTACTGAATGTGGTAAAGATTGCCACTTTGGATAAGGAAGATTTGTTAATAGATACCCACGCTACACCAGTACGACTGAAGGGTGGGGACAACTTGTCACCCCCCTTCGGCTGGAGACGCAAGGGGGTGTCCAAAGGGGAAACTGCGCCAAAGACTACGCGCGTAATGTATCACTTACAAATGAATACCATCGCAGATGGATGGGTAACGGCATGGGAGGGTGCGGAGTACAACACCTTTGGTGAGGCACTAGAACAACTCGATGAGTTTCTCGAGGAAGTGTTAGCCATAGCTAGTAATAAATTAATTAATAATTAATAGGGAGATTTTTATGTTAAATAAATGGGATAGTTTTTTAGTAGAAAAGAAAAAAAGAAGGAATTATTTTTTAATAGGATTATTTTTAGGTATTTTTTTAACGATTATTTTTCTTAATATTTTTTCTTTATTATGATATTTTTATTTTTTCTATTAATTATTTTTTTCTTATTTTATTTTTATCTACTTTTTTTCTATTAATTATTTTTTTCTTATTTTATTTTTATCTACTTTTTTTCTATTAATTATTTTTTTTTAAATAGGAATTTTTTAGCAAAAATTATCAATCTTTATACTTTTTAG